CCTTTTTCTGAAAGTCTTGCGTTAAGAAGTTGGAACTCTGTTTCCATAGCAACACCACTCATTGTGCGTGATACTGTTGCACGAACTGCGCCTGTGTTTGCCATCTTGTCAATGCTTTCAACTGTTTGGTTTATTGCAGCAAGTATCTTTTCTACACTAGCACCCTGGAAGTCTAGCACATATGGTTTCAATCCAGGATCCATGCTTTCATCCATGTGTATAAGTGCGCCAGCACCTACGCCTACATTTGTGTTTGGTGTGACAACCAAACTTGGATGTGAATCTAGTCTGATTGATTGTTCTATTTCACTTAGTGCATTATAGATATATTTCTGTGCGCTGGCAATATCTGCTATGTCAGAAATACCAATGCCACGCATGATTGAACGTTGACTGTATGCAAGCACTGCTGGTATCTTGCCAAGTCCGTTTGGTTCTACAAACTGTTCTGTTACTACATCATTGTCACGGTCAATAACTACTGTGCGAATAAAGTCTGGTGACCATTCTTTACAAGTAACAACATCACCATTTACTTCTTCAATGTATTTGAAATAGTCTAGCACATAACGTCCATTTGGTTGACGCTTCCAACTCCAGTCTAGCACTGTTAGTGGCGAAAGCATTGAAACATATGGCCTTACACCTGCTTCCATTTCTTCGCCGCGTGTTGTTGCACCAATGTCTGGCTTTGCAACTACTATCCAAGCGTGTCCAAATATACTTGAATATGTTGAAACGTCTTTCATAAAGCTGTTGAAACTACGTCCATCCATGTCTGCGTCATTTAGAAAGTCTTCTAGTTCTGGTAAGTTTTCTATGCTGCCATATTGTCTGTTTGGTGCTTGTCTAAACAAGAAACCATTGTAAACTGATATTACTGAGTTGCAGTGATTCTGCAGTGGGGTGCTTTCTAAACGTGCAGTGTATTCACCTGGCGATTCGTTTACATAGCGTGTTAAGTGGCCTGCGTTTTTGTAGGCTTTGCCGCCCACATAACTTTCAAACAAGAACTGCCACTGGTCCTTGTATTCTGTATATGTCGTGTTGCCGCTCAAAAACTGTGCGGCATCTTCAACAATCTGTTCTATTGCATTCATTGTTGTTTCCCTAGGGTTTGCGTTTGATATCAATGTTATTTATTGTATTTTACATAATACATAACAAAAGGGGCCTTTAACGGATAGCGTGGCCCCAACGCTGTGGTTGTGTTGGCAGTGCAACTTGTTTTCGTATTGGATACAAAAACGCAACCATATAACTTAGTGCATCAAACTGGTGGTCATATCCGCTGTCTTTGTCTGGTATCATTGTGCCTTGCTTGAAGCTATGCTTTTCTAAACTTTCAATAGTGTGTTTGCAGTTTTTGGTTATGTAAAGATTGCAATCGCCCTTTGCATTGCGGAAACGTGCATTGGTTGCGTTTATTCTATCTTTGACTGCGTCATGCTTGCGTGGTGCCTTAACTATGAAGCCTCTGTTCTCAAGTATCTTGTGATCAGTCATTGAGTTTGCGCTGGTCTTTCTAGCTGCTCCAGCAGGATCTGGAAAGCAGTAAACTTTTGAACTTGGATATCTGTTTAGTATTTCATCTGCGATTTCATCTGTGTTTGAACTGTAAACTGCTAGTTCATCAAACACTGTTAGCGTGTCTCCTGTTCTACTTGCAACTGCTACACTCATAGGATTGACGTTAAAGTCCATGCCTACAAATATTTCACGTGTGTCTATGTCTAGTGTAGGTTCAATAACGTGTGTGTCTCTTTCAAACGCCCAAGCAACTCTTGATTCATCAGTTTCAAAGCTGGCTTCAAACTCCTGCTTGAACTGTTTCTCACTCATGTCTTGACGTGCTGCATTTATTTCTGTTTCAGTAACAAAGCCACCTTCTAGTGTTGTGTATTGCCAAGCTGCCCAGTCTTTGTGACCTGCATCTTTTGCATAGTTGTACAAATCAAAGAATGGATTGCTGCGTCCTTTGGGTGTGCCAATAAACATTGCACCACCCTGTTGGTCAGCTAGTGCAGGTCTTACAACTTCACCCCACAGTGTTTCTAGTTTACAGTCAGCAGCTTCATCTATAACGCAATAGCTTAGACTAACTCCTCTTAGGCGGTCTGGGTCTTCTGCGCCTTTTAGACTTATCGTTGAGCCATTCTTTAGTTGGATGCTCATTTCCGTTTCGTTGATCTTGTTTGCCCATCTTAGATCCAACAGCCTCCTTTTGAGTGGTTTCCACAGTATCATCTTTGCTGCACGATAGCTTGTGGTAAGATAGAATATTTCTTGATTTGGTATGCGAGCTCTGTAACATATCTCACGCATACTCAAATATGATTTACCAAAGCGTCTGCCCGCTACGACTACTTTGAATCTGCTGAGGTCATCTGCTATGTGTTGTTGTGGCACACTTAGTTTCATATTGACTTGGCTACTGTTTCAAGTAGGTGTTCTATCTTTGATATTCTGTTTGCTTGTTGACTTAATAGTTGTGATAGCTGTTCATGCTGCATTGCCATTTCTTCAAGTAGCTTGTGTGATTGATTGTGTGCTTTGATTAACCTGTTGATGTTTAGATCATGTTCTTGCAACAGGTCATATGGGTCCACAGTAAACTCCAGATCATCATCGTCCATTCTTCTTATACTCCATGCCGCGCTTTTTGCTGAGGTGTTCACGTCTGGTCATTACATCTACATTGTTAATGTACCAACCGTCTTCAAAGTCGTGTCTGCTTAGGCATAGACAATCAACTCGTGTGCCACGCTGTAACCAAAGGTCATCTGGCCAAAGGACCTTCCAATCATCAAAAGTCAAACGATAGTCTTCACCGCGATAACGTGCTTGAGCTTTGTGCTGTAGAAACGCATAGTATTTGTCATGGGTTAGTATATTAGTGCCATGCAACCAACGTTCTGGATTTACGGCATTGCCGCCGCCTTTGCATTGTCCTTTTATACGATTGCTTTGTGGTGCATATTTAGGTTTGTAGTTTTCCATAATATTATTTATACAATATGGAAAAAACACCACAAAAAAAGGCCTAGTTGCTGGTAAGACCTTTTGAAGTTATTCTGCCGCCAATATATTCATTGTAGTAATCATCACGAAATAGAACTTCGTAGTCTATTTGAAAACGCATTTCAAAGTAACTCATTTGATTCTTGTTTGCACATAGCACGAGAATCTTACGTTCAAACTGATCTGGCCCAAGCTTCTCAACATCAAGCTGGAGTTCCTTGTTGCTACCCCAATACCCTTGCCAATCACTTTCTTGACGACTATGTCGCTTATTGGTCTTACCTTTTAATGGTTTGCGCTTTAGGGTGCGCCAGAAGTTCTTTTTACCAATGTATTTCTTACCGTTAGTAAGATTGGTTATTTCGTATACAAAGCCTTGATACTCATCTGGAGTTTGTGTGTAGGGTTTGCCTGCGTATTTCCAGTTATTCAAATAATGTTTCCTTAGGATTTGTTTTAGGACTAAGTCCGTTCCAGTCCAGAGGATACTTATTGATGTCACCGTCATCATTGTAAATATCAATGCTGTATTCTCTATTATAATGTTCAGCAATCAATCTTTTCATTTGCCAATATTTGCTTTTGATACCTTGTGATTTTTTGTCAAAGTCCCATGCGTGTGATTTTTTACATCTGTTTATTTCTGCGTTGCTTGGATTTGCAACATTAACAAAAGGCTTGTCTTTGTTTTGCTTACACCAAGCTGCTATTTCAAATATTAAATCTTGAAGTTCAGGATTATTTGTTGTTGATTCAATCATTTCTGTAGCACCTACAAGAATGTCATAAAGATCATTAGTAGTTTCTTCATGCCATTTTTTAATAAACGTGCTGCGTGGTATTTGTCCGTTGTGATTGTTGTAAACATTTTGTTCAGCAACAGTATCCAACATTTTATCTATAGTTTGTTTTGCCATTGTCTTCTCCTAGTAACACTTTGATTATACTACTTTTTTTGATCGTTGTCAACCAATCCTTTTGCAGGTGTAAGTTGAATCTTTTGATCTATTTCTACAACCCTTAGACTTTTTAGAAACTCTCTAAGTTCATGTGGTTCAGTCTTGATTGGTGTGTCCTGTAAATCCTGTAGTCGTTGGATCACTGGATCCTTGTGTTTCTTCTTCATATTCATCTCCTATTTCAACTGTGTCGTCTGTTTCATTCCAAGGCAGTGGTGCATTTGCTTCTGCGTCTATTGGTGAATCACTCATGCCCAATACATTCTTAGCAAGGAATATTTGAACTGAGGCGTGCATATTATCACACGCATTTTCAAACATGGCCTTGCGTAATCTGATCTTAGTCCACTCTCTACCTTTTGCTAGTTCTGCCGCAAAGTTTCTGCGTAGTGTGTCTGGCTTTACTTCAAAGAAACCAGAGATCTCATTGTCTGTGCAACCTATTGCTGCCAGTTTATACACATCTTCAGGTGGTACTATGTTTTTGTTATCACCACGACCTATTTCAAGTCCAAAGATACTTCCTTGTTTCAACTCTTTAGGTTTAGGTCCTGTTTTCTTGTTTTCCATAATATTATTTATACAAATCCATTTTTTTGTTATTCAAAAAGGGTTATTCAAAGCCAAACTGCGTTTGTCTTACTCATCGCTTTGCTCTTCGTATTTGCTATCGCTCAAACTAAACTAGATGATTTATATATGAAACATTTAACTTGCTTGATGTAGAGTCACTGTGCTTCAGTCAGACGGAACCTATTTAAGGTTCCGCGCTGTCTTGATGTGAGAGTGTCGCCACGAGCCAAGACTTGGAAGTAGGTATTTTGTTTATACACTCAACGCAAGGGATCTCTTACTCACTCCCCACCTACTAAGGCATCATTATGATGTTGGATTCGTTACCGCTATATGCCAACTGTTTATGCGCTATGCGAGTGTTTTCGTATGCTAACATTCATACTATAACAATGCGTCTGGTATCCTGTTTCTCACCATCTGACCCACTTCCAATCTTTCAGGATAGTCGTATTCCACGACGGGGGTGCATCATTATGTTGCGTGTGCTCCTTTACGGATGCTTTTTCCACAGCACTATTACTACTGGCGTGCCAACCTTGTGTGTTAGTATTACTGCCTTTACTTTGCCTTCTGTGTATTTATACAAAACTATTATAACACCTAAATAACTGATTTGCAAGAGAAAAAACCCCCTTTGATGTTATCGCAGGGGGAACGTTAGTATCGTATTCTAGGAGTTTGCAAAGAGCAAGCAACAGGAGCTTTGTAATGGCAGTAACAAACTATCACGTATAGGAAAAACGTAAATAACCATTGCTGCTCTTTGCTAATATTATTTATCTTTTCGTGTGTATTTGGTGCGAAAAAAGGCCAAACTGTCATGTGCTGTCAAATCAAACTTTTCAGTGTCTGGATTCCAAAACAGTCCACAGGTAACACATCGTTTGCGCCAATGTGGTACAGGGGATTGATATTGGCGAAAGATTTCACGGCGGTCTTCTACTGTTTGTCCACAGTATTCACAGGGTTTTGCTTCGTGACGTATGCTTCTAATCTGCCCTTCACGTTCTTTGCGTGTGTCATATTCTAGTCTATCAAGTATGTTTTTGGGGATTAGTTTGTCCATACTGATATTTAGACTGAAGTTTACATCATGCCATTAAACTTGGCTAGTATAAATCCTGCTTCTAGAACAACTACTACTGCAATACTACCTATAAGTTTTTTGATCCATGCCATGTCTTTTTCAATGTGATGCAGGTGATTGTTCAACACTATATCAAGTTTTTGTTCAAGAAGCGCCAATCTTTTGTCTAGATTCTCAAACTCTTGCATTATGCGCTCCTTGCAACTACCTTTACACGGAAACTGCGTCTGTCTATCAGTCCATCACTTGTGGTAACTCTAGCTGTAACAATGTATGTTTTGTCAACCTGTCCACCACTTAGTTCTACATAAGTATCTGTGTTTGAATCAGCAAGTCCGCTTGATTCTACAACTAATGGTGTTGGATCATTACGGCGTGCTGCCGCTGTGTATGTAACACTTGCGATTGTGTCACCATCTTCTAGCCAGGTGCTCCAATCAAAAGTGTATGCAAGTTGTGCTTCCACATCCTTGTCTATTTCTAGTCCTTGGTTTGTTTGTACAAACCCTGTTCTGTTAATGGCCATAGTTAATCCCCTTCTAGTGTGTAGGCTCTGTTTTCACGATGTACCGTGAATGTTCTTGATTCACTGTCAACAGTGAATGTTCTGTTTTCTCTTGGTATGGTGTAAACATACTGCTGTAGATGCAACACTTTGTAGATCACTGCAAACGTCATTGCACCATCTAGTGTTGCACTTGCACTTGCAACAAAACCTGCGTTGGTGTTTTGTGTAAACGCAACATCAAGTTGTATAGCACCAGTTGTAGATCTGTTTACATCTGCTGTTTGGTCAAACTCAACAGCTAGATCAGCACCTCCGCCTCTTACAACATTTGTGTCTGCGCTTAGACTTGCACTTGTGCTTAGGTTGATTGAGTTGTCTACAGTAAAGTCTGCATCAAGCACGAAGTCCATAGCACTGTTTAGATCAGCTGCACCAGGAACAATCTTTCTTGTGTCAGTTACTTGTGTAAACTCACTTTGATAGTTTGCGTAACCTGGATTTCTTATTCTGTCAGCACTTACTGTTTGTGTAAACTCACCTGCAACTAGTTCATCAAGTTCTAGACCTTTTTCACCTTCAGCTGCGATTGTGAATGCACTGCTTAGTGTTGCACTGCCTGGATGTATGCGTGTTACATCAGCAGTTTGTGTGAATGCACTGCTT